AACATTAATATATTATTTTATTTTCTTATACTATAATTTTTTTGATTTTCTAAATTCTTTTTCTAATTCTTTTTCTAATTCTTTTAGTTTATATTGTCGTTTCGCTTCTTCTTCTTCATCATAAACTTCAATCCCCAATTTACCAAGAAGGCATAAAACTTCAAATTTTACTGGGTCATTATCTGGTATTCCTTTAAAATCTTTTTCAAATTCATCTACTAATAATTTACTTTCTTCTTTCATTTTCAATGCTATAAACTCTTTTACATCGTCCCGTGATATAGTATCTAAAAAGTCCAAACTTTCTTTTAGTTCTAACCACATACCGCTCAATAGTGTTGTTAGTTCTTCAACAATATCTTCCTTATTATCATGTTCTTCTTTTTCTTCATTAAATTTAACATTTTTTCGTGTAATATTATTTTCAATATTCATTGTATATATTTAGTATATATAATAAAATCTAAAATATAAACTTACAGAGGGTTCTTAAAAAACTTATCTTATTGTATGTTTTGACATTAACATTTTTTTTTGAAATAATTGAGATTTATATATAAGTTGGTCTTGTTCGCTCATGTATGGATATTCTCTATCAATTAAATCAGATATTTCTTTATACGCTCTTCTTTCTCTCACTTTTTCCATTTCATAACCAAATAAACAAAACATTATGTAATCACATGCGGACGACATTATATAATTACTCTTTATTTTCTTCATCATCTAATTTTCTATATTTTTGGTTCATTTCAGCACTATGGAAGAATTGGTTTTGTATCTTCTTTTCATCTTCTTCTTTTTCTTTAATAGTTTTAGTTCCTTTTAACATATGAGAAATGATAATATGACGAAGCATAGATGATGATATTTTTTTACCATCTGCATTTTTTCTAAATATTTTATTTAAAAATTTAGTTATAGAATTTGGTGACATTGGTGTAGTTCTATTACTTTTTACTAAATAATAACCACTTTTATTAAATTTTAACCATAAATTTATAATTTTATTTAATGGTGTAGGAACATTTAGAATTTTTGCACCTATTACTTTCTTATTTTTAAATTGATTTATATGAAATTGTTTTTTATTTGCTGGTAATAATACAAGGTAATTATTTTCTTCTCTTTCTTCATTTGGTAATTTTTCATATGTTTTTTTCTTCAATATTCTCATGTTTGCATAATCATTTCTTATTGGAAATGTTAAATATGTTCGTAAAATTAAATATTGTTTTAATTTATCAAATTCTTTATTTGTTAATATATCACCTTTTTTTTTTCTATGAATATTCATAACTTTTACATCATTCATTAAATCATTAGCAATTTTTACAACATCTTCATAATCTAACCAATTCGCCTTTTGAGTATCTGTTTTTTTTTGTTGTTTTAAAAACGTGGTATATGTATCACCCAACCGTTTTAATTCTGCACTTAAATTATCTATTAGTTCTTCTTTCTTTGGGTCTTCACTATTAAGTGCTACTAATATAGCAGTAAGTTTATTTTTTTTGCTTGTTAGTTTTTGCTCTTTATTTATAGCATCCATATTTATTTTAAAATTATGTAAAAATTTAGCATTTTTTAGAATTGGAATTTTTTCACCAGTAATTCGTTTATGTAAAATATGTAAAGCACATATATAAGTATTTAAAGAAGTTTCTTTAATATTTCGTGATTTTCTTATCTGTTCTTTTAAGTTTGACATTTCTATATTTATACAATATAAAAAAATCTAAATATTTTTTTCTAATCTTTATATATAAAAATAAAAATGACGGATGAACCAAAAACATTTATTCAAGCAATGGTATTTTTAAAAGGTGGTGTTAATAAATGGACTGAAAAAAAAGCAAGTAAATATATACATGATAAAGGTTTAATACCAGTTAATCAAGTTAATAAACATAGAGAAAATGGAAAAATTACACAATTAAAATATCAAATAAATGATAAGAGATATTTTAAAAAATTTAATACAACAATTATTAAAAAAGATTTGTTATATATTATTGGTAGTATTGAAGATTTAGTTCCAGTTAAAGAAAGTTTAGAGGAATTATCGTCTTCTCATACGACCCCCCGAGAGGCGTCCTCCGGATAGACCTCTAACTCCACCAGCAACTTTTTCAATATTACCTAATTGAGAAGTGAAAGGGGCGAGTTCTGGGAATGCTACGGTCATCGCGGGAGCAACTTTCTGTGCTACTTGTGCTCCTCGTTGCACTCCTCGTGCAAGTTTATTAACGAATGATTTTAGAGACGAAAAGAAACCTCCGCCAGTCAAAGATTTCATATGAGCGTAATCCATGTGAGGTTGTGATGGTTGTCTGCTTTCCATAACCATTTCATTTGTTAAACCTCCTAATGTTGCTCTACCAACATTTTCAGCAATTTGAAAAGTTCCTTGCATAATAGTGCAAAAATACAATTCACCTTCAAAAACATTACCAGAAAGATTGGTAATATCCAATGTTACTTGAATGACATGCTGTCCGCGACAACCAGCACTTTCATTATCCAAAAGTCCAATATCTTTACCCATTTCAATACAAGCAACCGACCCACGGTGCTTATTCCATTGCGTCCATGATAGATTACAACCATTTCTACGAGACATTTCATAAAGTTGCTGTGTTGTAGAATTATTCAAAAGTCCGCTCTCGTTATTCCATTGAACGCTCATTCCATCAATTCTACAAAAACTATCAGCAGTTTCAAAATTTGATGTAGCACGAGACCGTCTAACAAATAGATATAATTGACGAGGAATTTGAGATAATCTGATAGTATCGGTATAAATTTTTCGTGATTCACCAGCAAGAAGTGATGGAACCGCTTTAATATAATCTTGTGATTTATGGTAAGGAAGTGTTTGAAGTCGTGGAATTGGTTGTGTTAAATCTGGTGAAAGATATGACACGAGCAATTCTGGTCGTCTTCCATCACTCAACGAGACGGTGACATCTGTGATAGGTGCCCCAGCAGAAGAATGAGACCAAAATGTTTTAAATGCTTGTTTCCATCTGTAAGCAATGTTAATTTGATTTACTCTAACAAAACCTTGTTCTTGATGCCCCAAACCATTATAAAATGGAGACATCATAAGAGGTTCTACAATTGTATAACGAAGATGATTTGGTGCAATCACTTCATACGAAAATCCACCCCGAGGGGTTTCTAATGAATTTTCACCATATTCAGCAAGAACATTTCTTGCACTTCCGTAGGTCGTCCAATCGCTATAATTTTGATATTGGTCTGGTTGCGATGTAGTAAGCGACCACGTTCTATTACGGTCTTGTGCGCAGTTTCCATAGCACAAAAATGCGTGGATTTTATCACCAACATTATCAGAAATACTTTCGCCATTAATTTGGACGGTTAAAACATCAGTAGATGCTGTAAGAGGAAATTGACGAGGTGCATCATTAGTTCCAACTTGAAAATCGCCACCAGTAGAAACAACATCTAAATACATTCTAACTAAAAACAATCTATCTACAATAGTATCTGGTGATGGTGGATAAACTGTCCAAAGTGCTTGATTAATATCAGCACTATCTGCTACATTTACTTGTTCTGTTACTCGCAATGCTCCTTGCAGAACGATATGATTAATTTCACTATCATGTTTAATATCCACACGTGGTTCTAAAACTCTAATGGATTGCATAATTAATTGGTTTATATATTAACAATATAAAAAAATTTTAGTAATTCACGAAAATTTTATAATGTTATTATATAAACTGTGAAAATGTCGTCATATTGGGATACACTCTATTATTATTTAGGATATGAAATAGATTATTCACCGAGTGATGAAGATATAAAAAAACGTCACGAAATGCTTACGCAAGTAAAAAAAAGTAAATTAAAATTAAATAATGTTGATGTTATTGATAAAACAAAAACATTATTAAATGAAAAAGATTGTATATCATTATTACATGAAATGAATGAAAAAAATGAAAAAAAACTGGAAGAAGAATTAGAAGAAGTTTTAGAAGAATTAGAAAATAATACAGTTTTTACAGAAGAAGAAAAAGAACAAGAATTTACTGCCGATGATGTCAAAAAATTTATTGAAGAAACATATAACGAAAAAAAAACTTTTGATATTGAAGAAAAAAAAAGAAAAGTCCAAGAAAGAATTAATAAAAGAAAAACTTAATATTTAAGTTTTTTTATCATCACCATCACTATATGAAATTAAACCACTACACCTCTCCCACAATAACGCTTTTTCAGCATCTTCTAATGTTTCATAAACTTTTATCTCGTTGTAGTAATACATACCGTAAAAACTGTATGTCATTGTTGCTACAAATAAATTTTTTTTTTTCTCTATTTTACATTTTATAAACATTTTATTTAACATATTATATTAATTAACATTTTTTTTTTTAATATGATACATTATACCATATACACACTAAAATTTGCAGAACCGATATTTGTCCCAACAGCAGTATGACGAATTGCTATTTTTGTACCAGCAACTAAACTAACTGGTGCGAATGTATGAACTCCACTTCCACCAGCAAGTAAAAATGTTTGGTCTATTGCTCCATTAATTAATAACTCCATTTGCGATGTTGCGTCCCCATTTTGTGTATTATAGGACATATATTGGATGATTGAATTAACTGGAACTACGAATTGATTATCATATCCCAATACATTATTAGTAGCAAGATTAGCATCTCCCCAAACTTCTGCGAGTTTTGGGGAACTACCCATATTACCACCTAAACCGAGGATATAACCAGATGGGGATTTAAATGAAACATTTTTAGTAAATTGGTCATATACGAGAACATCACCAGACACAGCACCAGCAGAAGTATCTGGGAGTATATAATTATTTGGTGCAATTCCAATAGAAACTTTACAGTTTTTAATTTCCAAATCCTCACCAATTTTTAATTTTTGTGTAAATGCTGTTTCTCCAACATTAACAACTGAAAATAATAAACTACCACCAGCATTAGTTGGTGTTTGATTTTCAGTGCATTGACATTCTATTTTAGCAACTGGGTCATATGAAGTTCCATTGTAAGCACTATAAAAAGTTCTTCCTACGTAATCACCATTAGTTAGAGCAGTTGGTGTTGCTATGTTTCCGTTTGCTCTTTCAAAAAAAATGCTTGCTGAATTTATATCCGTATATGCTTGTCTCAAATATGTAATACCTTCAAACATATCAAACTGTGAATTACTATTTTTTGAAAAAATTAAATGCGAAGCACTATCTGTAATTGTATAACTATCCATTTTAACTTCTCCATTCAAATTTAAATCATTAAATGTTGGTGATGCAGTTGTTTTAACACTTTGGTCTATGTTTAAATTATAATCAGTTTCTAATTGAAATACATCAACACCATCAACAAGACCATCTTTAAGAATAACACCATCAACAACAACACCATTATCTAATGTTTTTTCATTAATATTATTAGTTAATATTGAATTTAAACCCATATCTAAATTACCAGTCATAGAATTTGTCCCATCTATATTTAATTTATTTGTTTTTAAATCACCAATATCACTAATATTATCTGCTATATTTGTTTCTGTATATGTTGATTGTTCTGCTGTTGTTCCATCAACAGAAGAAAATTTAAGCAATTGTCCGCTTACTGTTGGTGGAACTCCATTGTAAGTAATTCCAGCACCGCCAGTATCATCTGGCGACCAAAAACACGCCCCATTACCATCAGTATGAAGTGAATAATTCGGTTGCCCTAAATCTGGTGTTGAATAATTATTACCAGCAAGAACAGCATCACCTAAAACATCTAAATTATTAGCAACATTTATATCATGTGCTTCTATATTAGCACCAGTTGGCATTGACATATTACCACATTCCATTGTATTACATACTAAATTATTGCATCCAATTTCTAAACCTATATCCAATCCTAATTGAGAATTTTTTAATTTGTTTAATGACATTATTATATTATAAACATACATAAAAAATTATGTTGTTTCATCGTCAAAAACATCTTTTAAATGTCTAAACATTTTTTTTCTAAATTTTAATTTACATGTTAAAACATCTCCGTTTGATATTTTAATAGGATATGTTCCTCCGTCTCTATCTTCCCAAAATATTGATAAGTCTATTTCTCGCAATGGATATTTTGATAGTAAATCATAATAGCGTAGTGGTCCTTGTGGAAAAAATTGTATTGTTTGTCTTGAAGCACTTCCTTTTTCTGGTTCAAAATCTGTAATAATTCTACGTATTTGATTATTTTGTGCTGATAAAAATTCTGGATTAACTGGTATAGCATTTGTTTCAAATTGGACGCTTTGAAGTTCGCTCCATAAATAAGTGGTTTCACTATCTTGTTCTGTTTTTAAATAATTTACTCCACCAATATCAACTTGATTAAAATTATTTTTCTCTATAACAAATCTATAATTTAAAAATGGCGGTAGAGGCGACCCAGACACATATCTAAATGTTGGCATTAGTCGTTGTATTCTTTCGTTAATAACAATTTTAATAGTATTAACACCATTAGAACTCGCATATGTATCATCAGTATATAAAGACAATAAATTGGTTTTATTATCAAAACTAAAAAATGGTGGTGCTAAATTTGGAACTAATGGTTTTGCAAGTTTCATTTGGTTGTATAAATCTACCATTGTATTATTAAGCATTTCTACCATTTCTAAATAACTCCATATTGTATCACGTCCATATAATTGCACCTCTTCATTTGGTATAAATGATAGAGGTTCTTGTATAAAAGCGCCATCATATTCAAATAAAATACTCATATCATCTCTATAAAACATTATTGGAATATTATAAGCGGGTATTGAAAAACGAGCAACAGTTAATTCATACTGACTGGGATTATCCAAAATTGTTTGAACTCTTGTATCATTTATTTTAGCATCTATGTTATATGCTTCTGGGTTTCTTAAAGTAATATTATAATAAACTGTGTCATCTGGGTCTCTAAATCTGTCTGGTTTATTCATTGTTTTATATATTAAACAAATATAAAATTTATTTAAAAAATTTACATAAAATATGTTAATGCCGAAACATACCAATCACCATCTCCATTTTTATTACAACATAATAATTTCGTAAATTTTTCAATACTCATATTTTTCAATAATATACGAAGTGCAACCCATCTGCCACATGTATTTACATCTTTCTTAAATTTTTGTAATTTTGTTAAATTTGAACTAACTCTATATCCTCCGCTCTGTATTAATGCTGTTAAATGTGGTTGTATTTGATTTTCTGAATTTCTTCTAATATGCATTTCATTTATAAGGTTTAATTCTTCATCAACTTTGAACCCATAAGGGTCAAAAAATTCAAGACTATTAATACCTCTTTTTATCAAACATACCCAGTGACCATATCCTTCTCTTGTTTCATAAAGAATTACTAAACTTCCATAAGGTTCCAAAAATGGTTCTAAACTTGTAGCATTATGTAATTCTTTATATTCTATAATTTTTACTTTTCCTTTTGTAATTCTTAAAATATCTTCGTTTGATAAATCTTTTTTTTCAGCATTTTTAATAATATTTTGCATTATATATTAAATGCTGTGATTTTTATTTTAAATTTTTTTTCAATATTTTTAATACTTTCTTTCATTGTTGGTTTATTCCATAATAACCAACGAGACCAAAAACCAGCAGTTATTATACCAGTTTTTTTCCAATTTTCATTTTTTTTATGTCTTAATAAATATCGTTTCATTCTTTCTTTGTCTTTATGAATGGTATAATCACTATATCCTTTTGCACCAAAATCAATATTTTTACCTCCAACTATTACACGATATTTTTTAGTTTTTTTAGGACTTTTTAATAAAATAATATCCATTTGTATATTAATTAATAGTATTTTATTTATCATATTCATCATGTATAATATACGCTCCCTTTTCATGCATTATGTAATTTGGATATGTTCTATAAAAGCATATCCACCGAGATTTTAATTTAAATATTTTTTTTATTTGGTCGTCTTCAAGACCACCATAAACTTTTAGAAATCTTTTTATGTGATATTTACCACCTCCTCCACGAGGGAAAAAACATACTGATGTTGCTTCGTTTAAAATTCGTTTTGTATTGTGATTATCCATAAATACATGTGAGGTTACTACTATATTTATATTCGAATGTCTTCCTTGTTCCAATAAAAAATCTCTAAATCTTGCTACATAATTTTTAATTAATGGATTTCTTATAGTATCAACATCATCAAATACTACCACACTATCTGCGAGTTCTTCTGGTTGTATTGGGTCGTTTAAAATGTCTTCTGTTATATCTATTCTAACTGGGTCATATTTATCCAATGATTTATCTTCATTTACAGAAGAAAATAAATAAAATTCATTATTTTTGTATTTTTTTAAATATTGTTTTACCCATTGTGCTGAAAAATATGATTTACCAGCACCAGTTGGTGCTGAAACATACATTATCTCAATTTGGTCTTTTGCTGAATGTGGCAATGGTTGTAATATACCGTTGTCTGGTATTTCAAAATTCATCTCCTTTTCATCATCCGTATATTTATCATGTAAAAATAATACTCTTTTATCATAACGACCCCCTTTAATTATTCCTATTTTAATTCCTCCTTTTTTCAATGAAAGCATTGTATATATTATATACGAGTATTTTTTAATTTTTGTTTTTTTTTCGTATTTTTATATATAAAGATTAGAAAAAAAATTAAGCATTCATATTTTCATTTAATTTTTGCCTTTTCATTAATGTTTCACTTGATACAGTATAAGGTGCTCCTTTTAGTGCAATCGCCATATTTCCGTATCGTGTTAATGCTGATTGCTCTATCCTCCTTCTTTTGTTGCTTTTTCTCAAATCGTCCTCTGTTAAAAGTTTAGGGTCTCCCATAAATAACATAGGTGTATCATTTCCCGTGATAATCTGTGTCATTGTTTTATATTATTACATTAGATAATAATATAAATGAAAATTATTTCATTATTTTTAAGA